CGGCAAGCTTTTGCAGGTTGCCATCGCCGACGAGTTGGGCGGACGGCTCAACGCCAAGACATCGACCGACATTGACCGCGCCGAACTGATCGCGCGCGCCAACAATTGGGACAACGTCGGCGGCTATGCTGGCGTCAAGCAATACGTCCGTGCGAAGTGGGAGACGACGCAATATTTGCTCGACAAGGCGGGCATAAAGACGCTCGATCTCTATCGCGGCATCCGGTTGACGCCGGAAACATTCAGCGCGGCGATGACGAATATGAAGGCATGGCTGCGCACGATCGGCAAGTACCAGCATTTGCCGACGCTCGACGTGGTGCGTAACGGCGCCGCCTCGACCAGTGTGTCGCCTAACATCGCCAACGGCTGGGGCGCAGACCAGAACCGCGTGGTGCTGCGCGCGCAAGTGCCGCGCACCGCCGCCATCTCAGTGCCCGCCTACGGCATCAACGTTCACAGCGAGCAGGAGGTCGTGGTTGCAGGCACCGCCTGGAAAGGATGGGACGCCTGGGCGAAACAGGCGCCCAAATTCGACGAAGTCCCACTGGCCGCATGAACGACAAGCCCAAGACGATACCGATCGACATCTTGCAGATGGAGGTCGATCAGAAGTCGCCGCATTGGCTCAATCCGGTCGTGCGGTTTGAGGGCTCCGCGCGCCGCGAGGCGATCCGCGCCAAGCACCGCGCGGCGCACAAGGGCAAGCCGCCCGCGCGGCCAGCGCCACCCGAGGAAAAGGCGAGCCCCTGGATCGCGCTGCGGGAGCAAGTCCAGCAGACATTGGCCAGACTTGCGGGCCTGCGTGCGGGCGGCGGGCATGACGTCTCCGACGAGCCGCGCGACGAGAGCGGCAAATGGACCGACGGCGGCGGCGACGGCGGCGGCAATGAGTCCGACGGCCACCCCGGCGAGGGCTACTCGAAAGACGCCTACGTCAAGGACGGCGTCATCCACACGCCCAGCGTCTATGACGCGCAACGCGCGCTGTTCGAGAATCGCAAGGTGGAGCTACATCAGCCCAAACAGGTCTCGACCCTGATCAAGCTGCTGGGCAAGACCGCCGCCAAGATGGAAGCGCACGGCGAAAAAGTGCCCGTGTTCAATCTGTGCAACGTCTCGGTCGAGGGAACCAACCTGTTCTGCGCCGAGAGCAAGGGCATCCCGCGCGTCGAAATGCCGGTCATTCCGGCCAAGCAGACCAAGGCCTTCATCAAGTATCTGAAGGGCGAAGGTTATAAGGTCGAGAAGGATAAGGAATACGCGGCCAACCTGCGCGCAACCCAGAACGAGATCAGCGGGGAAAAAGTCGCCGCCGCGATGAAGCGCATCAAGAAAGAGGGCTTCTACAAGCGGCTGGTGGTCTCGCGCGACGACTACATTCTGGACGGGCATCACACCTGGGCGGGCCAGCTGGGCGTCGACGCCAAGGACAACAACCTGCACGACGACAAGAGCGTGAAGGTCGCCCGCGTCGATATCAGCATCACCAAGCTGATCGCCGAAGCCGAGAAGTGGACCGGCGGCGCCGGCAAGAAACCAGCGTCGGAGGCGCCCAAGAGCGGCGACGACAGCAACGAAGAGAAAGGCACCCGCATGCCGATCAAACCGGGCAAAGAAGAATCGCAAGAGGACTGGATGGCACGCTGCGTGCCCGATCTGATGGGCCAGGGCGGCGGCACCGAGCGCCCGCAAGAGCAAGCGGTCGCTGCTTGCATGACGATGTGGAGGGACGCTCACCACACCGGCAAACAGGTCGATCCGGATGATGTTCCCGATCCGGACGACGACGAGGGCCAGGACGATTTCTTGGACCGCTGCGTTGATCAGGTCACCGACAGCGATGCCAGCGTCGACGACGATGACGCGCTCGAAGCCTGTCAAATGGCATGGGAGAACCGCGCGGCCAAGGCTGCGGTCCGGCGCAAGACCCACGCCGAAGAAGTGCACGGCATGGATTTCATATTGTCCGATGAGAGCATCGACCGGATGGGCGATGTGATCCAGCAGGACGGCTGGGACGTTGAATCGTTCAAGAAAAATCCCATCGCCCTGTTCAATCACAACCCGGGATTCCCGATCGGCACGTGGAAGAACCTGCGGGTCGAGGATCGCAGCCTGCGCGGCCAGCTGAAGCTGGCGCCGGAAGGCACGTCGCCCCGCATCGATGAAATCCGCAAGCTGATCGACGCGGGCGTGCTCAGGGCCGTGTCGGTCGGCTTCCGCGACTTGCAAAGTGAGATGCGCAAGTCAGAGGACGGCGCCTGGGCAGGCATGCGCTTCCTCAGGCAAGAGTTGATCGAAACATCGCTGGTGGCGGTGCCGGCGAATGCGAACGCACTGGCCATCGCCAAATCGCTCAAGGTTTCCCCGCAAACGCTCGACCTCGTTTTCGCCAAGCAAGGCAAAAAAGACGCGGTCGTTCGGCGCGGGCTCATTGGCAAGCACGCCGACACATCCCCGGAAAGAAAGGGCAGCGCCATGTCGCTCGCTCAACGTATTACTGACATCGAGGCAGCGCTGCTCGAAAAGCGCGATGCCTTGCAGGCTCACCTCAACAAGATCGACGACTCCAATGTAAGTGACGCGGACGTTCAGACCTCCAGTGATCTCAACGCCACGATCCTGCAACTGGAGAAGCAACACGCCGTGCTGGTCGATTCCGAAAAGGCGCTCGGCCGCTCGGCCGATGACGGCGGTGGCGGCAAAGGCAACGGCAACGGCAGCCGAAGCCGCTCCCTTATGCTCTCGACGACGGCGACGGTTGATCGCCGGGAGGTTAGCCTTCCGCCCGCACCAAAGAAGAAGGACGGACTATCGCCGCTCGACTATATCGTGCGCGCTGCGACGGTCGCCTACTTCGTGAAGACGACTGGACGGCACGCCGACGAGGTGCGGCAGAGAATCTACGGCGACGACGAGCCGACTCGTGGCATCTGCGAGATCGTGCTGCGCGCCGCCTCCGCACCGGCCATGACGACGGTCACCGGATGGGCGGCGGAACTGGTCCAACAAATCTATACCGACTACATGGACCTGCTTTATCCGAAGGCCATCCTGCGGCAGCTTGCGGCGAGAGGAATTTCGCTCAACTTCGGCAACGCCGGACGCATCATCATTCCGACCCGTCAGCGTACACCAACAATTGCTGGATCGTTTGTTGGTGAGGGCATGGCTATCCCGGTGAGGCAGGGTGCATTCGCGTCGCAGACGCTCACCCCTAAGAAGGTCGCGGTCATCTCAGTTTGGACCCGCGAGATGAATGACCACTCGATTCCGGCAATCGAGGGATTGATTCGCGACGCCGTGCAAGTCGATACGTCGATCGCGATCGACAGCGTGTTGATTGATACAAATCCGGCGACTGTGATCCGGCCGCCCGGTTTGTTGAACGGCATCACGGTGACGCCGCCAACCGCGGGCGGCGGATTGCCCGCGCTCATCGGCGACATCAAGAGCGTCACCGCGGCCCTTGTCGCCAGCACCTTCGGCAATCTCAGGTCGCCGGTGTGGCTCATGAACCCGGGCGACGTCCTCTCCGCATCGCTGGCGAGCGCTCCGAATACGGGCATTTTCCCGTTCCGCGATGAGATCAAGGGCGGGACGTTGAATACGATTCCGATCCTCGATTCGGTCACGGTGCCGGTCAAGACCATGATCCTGATCGACGCCGCTGATTTTGTTGTTGTTGGTGGTGAAGCACCGCGTCTGGAGCTATCAGATCAGGCGACGCTCCATATGGAAGACACGGCGCCACTTGATCTTGTTGGTCCAGGATCGCCTGGAGTTGTTGCTGCTCCGCAGCGTTCGCTGTTCCAAACAGATAGCATCGCCCTGAGAATGGTGATGCCCTTGAACTGGGTTCAGCGTCGCGCAGGAACGATCGCGTACACCAATACAGTGACGTGGTCTTGATGAGAGATTGGTGAGGCGGCGGAGCTTCGAGCGCACCGCCGCCTCGCCGACGAGCATACCCGTAACCGCACACACAGGAGCAACCCCATGGCAGACCAACCAGCACAGCAGCAGAACGAGGCCGCCAAGCAGCGGCTCGCAGAAGAGAAAAAGGTGAGCGACAAGTCCAAGGCGGATTTTGTCGAGCGGATGAAGGGCAAGCCAACGCCGACTCAAGAGGAAAACGACCTCGCGGCGCTCGGCGCAACCTTCACGGAGCACGAGCCGGATGGCTCCGATCCCGATCCGGGCATCACGGCGAACAAGCAACTCGATCCCAAGAAACCGGCCGGGACCGCCGGCTATCAGACGCGGCAGGCGACACCGACGCCGCCGGCAAAGGGCTGAATGTGAAATGGGCGCTCGCGATCTTGTGGCACGCGCGTGGCAAACTGTACGCCGCGCGGTCGAGGGCGCCCCTCGGCCCGGTCCCTACTATCTGCCGTATACGGGCGGATGGCTGCCGGACGGGTCGCCGACCAACTGGTGGCAGGCGGGACAGAATGTTCAGCCGTGGTCGACAAGCTCGGCTCTGGTGGAAGCCTGCGTGTCCGCCTACAGCCAGACCGTTGCCATGTGTCCAGGCGGCCACTGGCGGACGAACGACAAGGGTGGCCGCGAACGCGTCAAGAATTCAGCGCTCGCGCGCGTCCTGCGCGTTCCAAACAACTACCAATCCATCTCTGATTTTCTGCTGAACGCGACGCGGCTGCTCTATATGGAGGGTAACGCGTATGCCCTCGCGCTGCGCAATGACCGCTTCGAGATCAACGAATTGCATTTGATGGATTCCTACTTTTCGCGACCGCAGCTTTCCGTCGACGGCGAGGTGTTTTACCGGCTGTACGGCAATCAGGTCATTGCACG